TTCTTCGGCACCGATAGCAGAATGTTCCCGGTAGGAGTTGAAAGCATTTATCTTCTTCCACAAACCTTCACTGACAGGCATAAAGAAATTCATCAATTCACTCTTTCCAGTACCCGAGGTTTGAATCCAAATGAAGTGTACTCTAGTATCTACTAGAGATGCCTTTACTGGTATCTTTACAAAGTCCTTAGACATTTGTCCGATTAAAACCAAAGCAGACATAACCGCAGGTATGTCATTGTAGTGGGAAACATTGGTTGCTTCCTTAACCCAACCTGCTAGAATGTCCGGTAGGCGAGTATCTCCTACCACTGCTTCTGTTTTTTCTATTGTTTTTAGTTGTTCTAAATCGGTGTATTCGGAAACAAGTTTTAGTGCATCTTCTTCTGTTAAATTTTCTTCATTCATATTTTCACCTTCATTTCAGTATTTAAGACCTCTAAGATTCTAGTTGCTAAGGTCGGTCCAATTCCCTCAATACTAGTTAGTTCTTCATGCTTTGATAGAGCAATTTCCATGATAGAGCCAAATTTCTTTATTAGTTTTTTTGCTTTTTTATTTGATATTCCCTTAACACAAGTTAGCATATCCAACCTCAAATCATCGGTAGATATTCGCTTGATTATTTGAGGGTTTATGGCTTGCCTATTTAGAGGTTTCATCTTACAAATAGATGTAATTATATCTGCGGCATCATCGGCACTAGGAACCCAAAAGGCTCTCACATCGCTATCTAAAGTTATTCTACCTATAGCACCTAAGAATTTCTTTCTAAGCACTACTTCTCTTCCCCACGCTGGCTGTTTTGAACGACCATATTCTATAACAGTATCAGTAGCAGATTCAATGGAACCATAGATTATAACAATACTATGTTTGTAATTCCTATCCATGTTATCTACTTGTGTCCAAATTCTTTTTGATAGTACTGAACCTAAAAAATCTACAGCAGACTTTGCTTCAAAACAAACATCATCAAAAACATAGTCGCCAACTTCAATCCATTTCTTTTCGTAGCGAATCAAAAGTTTGTCAGCCCTTGATGTAACTAAATCTACTAGCGGTGAGCCTTTCTTCTCCCGGCTATCAATTACCAAAACACCATTAGTCATTTCTTTCCCACCAGTGTTTTAACGAGGTTTGATTTGCATCTACCTTTCTAGTATTTCTAAGTCCCCAAGTTCTGCTTATTGCTTCAAACTGTAACCACATTGGCCATTCTATAGGAAATTCAGTACCGCTATCAGTCCAACTCTTAGGAGTAAAGGTAAAGTTCCCCATTAGGTTGTTACGGTATCTCCAGTAAATTTCTCTACCTTCCATTCTAACTACCCAATGGTGTCTATCTACTAGTATTTCTGCCACCGGGTATCGTTCATTGTTATCATCGTCATAATATGACGGTCCAGTTATCATTCTATTCCATTCTACATAATCATATTTCATATTTTATTCCTCCTTGTCTAAATAGTCGGGGTATCTCCAACACTTTCCTGCACAATATCCTTCCGGTATTAGTTTAGTTTTACAGTTTGGGGTGTTGTAGTTACCATAGACTGTAAATTTTGCATGTTTTATTGTTGTTGCCTTATCCCAATCAAGCCAAACTTCATCGGAACTAGTGGCAATGTTTTCTATTTCATCAACAATAATGTTGAGTATTGATTCTTTTTGTTTTTCATCTTTTATATCTTGCTTTCCAGTTAGCAAATCACGGAACCAAGAAACCAAATAAACTCTAGCCATGTGCGACGGGTTCTCAACCATTATGGTATTGTATAAGCAGGGGAGTATGGGGAGCGAACCCTCAACGACTACTGGCTCTATTTCCCCCTCGACTTCATCAATGGGGGGTGCGGAGGGCCACACTGCTAACTTGCTACCGGAGAACTCCATAGGGACAAGACGAGGGGCCATAGCCAAATCTAGTATGTGTTCGATTCCCTTCTCTATATCTTCTTTAAAGATTGGAATACAATAGTAGGGAATACCATGTCCATTGTCGCTGGCTAGATTTACAGTATTTGGTACTCTTCTTAGTCTAGTAGTTTGGCCTACTCTTTCATCTAAGGTTAGTGAATAAGTCCTATGTTGGCTTTGTAAGTAATCTCTTACTTCTCTAAAATAAAACTGTAGGTTTCGTGGTTCATCTGTCACTTCTCCAAAGACAAACAAGTGGAACCCTCTTCCGGAAAAGAAGATAGTGTGTTTGGTATCACCAATGTAATTCAAAGTATTCTTTAAATCTGCATAAGCATATCGCAGTCCATCTTCTCCATGAGCATCAAAGTCAAAGAATACTCTGTCTAGGACGACAGAAGACTCTATCTTTGCTGTTTCTGCAAACCTATCAAAATCAAAAACCGTAGTGTAGACATTAGTTCTATTGTTGTGATTTCTCACAAAATCAATGTAGTCACTCTTCTTCTGTACTACTCTTCTCTTCATCTGTGGGGCGTTCTTGATGTGACTTCCCGCCCACACTTCTCTCGGATATTTCATTTTTATTTCCTCCAAAATCAATCTTTGCTGTTTGTAGCATTTTAGTAAAAACTTCTGCAATCATTCCAGTTAATTCTATTTTAACTGCCTTCTTCATACTCTCTTCATAGGTTTTAGAAGGATAAACTTCGCTATCTCTAATCATGGAAAACCTATCCATTAAATTCATTTCATGGTAAATCTCATCACCTAAATTAGAAATGGTATTTCTTAGATTAGATAACTCAGAGAAAGACCATTCTCTATTACGAACGATATTTTCTATATCACTTTCTTTCATTAAACAGTGCCTCCAGTCTACTTAGTAGTGGGTTAGAGTATTGAGAATACCCTAAACTGCTTAGAATAGTAATAGCATCTAAAGCAACTTTGGTCATAGTATCATTCTTTGGTGTCATTATAGCCACGAATCCTCTTGTGCGGCATCACATAGTCCGAAGAAAGAACAGTGAGTGCAGGTCTTATAATAAAACTTAGTAGGGAAGGTCTTGTGTTCGTAAGAATGAATCAACTTAGCAATGTTATTCATTACTGACTTTACATTTCTTTGCTTAGAAGTTTCACAGTGAACATGGTTAGAAATAGGATAGTACCAAGACCAGTGAGTAACAGGAATGTTAGGTTGTAGTCCCGCCTCTCTAAGAACTGCTGGACTAGAATTCTCTATTAAAATCTTATAGAAGGCCATTTCTTTCCTCATTCCTGTTGCTTTGTAGTCTTTCCATGGGCCAGTCTTAAATTCCATTGGGATATACCCACCGTCTTCCATAAAAATTCTATCAATAATACCTTGAAGGTGAACAACATAGTCCCTAGAGAGAAGGAACTTTGGGTTTTGGTCTGCTCTAATTGTAATTTCACAATCAAATTTACCTTCATTGCATGCTGGCAAGTATTCATCGAGTTTGTCTGCTGTTCTACTATCAGTAAAACGCTGTGCCTCAAACGCAATAATTGTTTGGTAGTCGTCCCAATAATCGTCTAGCGGGAATAATGTAGCGCAGTAATCAACTAGTTCGTTGTGTGACAAATTCTCAGCCTTCTTTATGTCAAATTCTTTGAAGAAGTCTTCTCTAGCATTGTGCATGATAGTTCCCTTTCTCATTGCTTCTGTTTGGTCTTGTGGTAGGCGCTGTTGATAACTAAAGTCATACTTCTTAGCGCACCAATCAAAAGTACCTAAAGAAGATTTAGTAATCTTCAAGATAGGTTGGCTTGGGTCTTCGTAGTTCTCGGGAATCCACTGATATGTGTATTCCAACATTCCGTCTATTTCTGTATCGTATTGTGTTTGCATATTTTTACCACCATTCATCTAGTGTTCGTGCTTTTGATTTAATTGTTTCTGTAGGCCAACCCATAGCATCGAAAACTGGTTTGGCTTTACTTATTACTTGTTCTGCATAGTGTCCCCAATCGGGAGTGAAATCTTCAAGTTCTGCAAAAGTAGAACCGGAGATATAATTTGCTTCTCTTCTCTTTCCTGTAATTGGGTCTGTGAAGAATCCGCAAGGAATTATTCTAAGAAACACATATGAATCTGTAAAGGTTCTATTGTGTTCTTCCATAGCATATAAAATGCCAGCAACGCCACTGCCTATTGTCGGTTTCTTGCCCTTAGTCGTAGTAAATTTACTAGGGGGTTTGGCGCATTTGGAACAATGGAACTCTCCATCTTCCCAATTAATGTCGGTAAGTTTGTACTTTTTACCACAAGGACATTTTACTTGTAGTCTTTCTTTCTTTAGTCTAGTTCTCTTTACTACTTGTCGGAAATCTATTTCACCATTAAGTACTTCTAGATACTTATCTTGACAGAATTTTACTATTTCGGATTTAGATTTACCGGAAACCCACATCTGTAAAACAGTAGTTTGTATTCCTTTGGCCAATTTACTTTCCGATATTCTCTTAGCCGTAAATCCTGTCATGGTGAACTTAGGTTCGTCTAGAAAAACACCATCTTCCCAAGAGATTAAACCTGCATTTCTGTTCTTAGTAACGCCCACTCCTAGGGAAGTATAGTACTTCTCAAACTCTAAAACTACAGGGTGTTCATCCAACTCAAGTAGGTTTGGGAATGACTTTCTAACTTCTGTATTGATGTGAGATAGTGCATCAGTTGCCCCTTCTATAGAAGGAACTTTGACATAGATTGAGTCTGTGTGTCCATAAACTACTTCCATATCATTCACTTCCAAAAGCATCTTCCCAAATAAATTCATAAGAATTTTTTCTAGTACGCCATCCCCATTTCAAGAACTTATGGACGCACTCTAACCACAAAAAAGTGACATAAAGCCAAATCATAAATAAAACTAAAATCAATAATGCCATCAAAGTACCACCACCAATAAGGTGACAATAGTAGCAATGTTGACAATGTTGACCATCATCAAAATCTTATTGCTTCGCTTAACATTGTCAAGCAATTCTTGTAGCGTATCGTTAGTTGTTCTTTGTACTTCAATTAATTCATCTAAATTAAACATTTTTATTCCTCATCATTTCTCTTCTGTGTGTTGTAATATAACACTTAAAACATAGTCTTTCGTTGGGGTGAACGACCTTACTTATACGGTGGCATCGAATACATTTCTTCATCTAACCACCTCTTCTCCACAAGCAATACAAACTTCTTTCTTACCATTCCCGGTCAAAAGTATTACTATTCTATTACCGTAAAGTTCTATAGCGCATTTTTCGCATTTCATGGTTTCGCCTCTGTCAAATACCTAATTAGTAAATCAATTAATTCTTCTTTAGAAAGGGGGTCTAGGTTTTTCTTGATTACTTTAGAAACTATATAGTATTCTTCATCAAGAACTGTTTGGGTATGTAGTTTCTTTAAATAACCCATCCAATAACTCATCCTTCCATCTCCCTTGCTGTAAATGCGGCCAATCTAATTGCTTCTCTAGCACTAGCAGTAATGCTTGCGGCTAAGTCTACATCAGCCCAACCAAATCCCTTGTAGGCAAGGATTCCATAGAAGGATGCCATGAGTCTTTTGACCGCCATTTGATTATTGTTCCACTTGGCTGTAGTTTCTTTGTCACCCGCAGTCCTTGCGGCTTTCATCTTGTTTTTATATTCTCCCCTAAGTTCTTTCAATGCTAAGAGAGAGCGAGGCAACAGCCCCAACTTTGTGGTAGTATAGTACCTCATGTCTTCAACATAGTCTTCACTAACTTGTTGTAAATTTTGTGGGGTATTCAAGTCAGCACCAAAGGCAGTAGGCTCCGTTGATTTAGTCTCAAACGAAATGTTTCTTGCGATTATCATTGATGGATAAAGACCGGCGAAATCGAAGGCGGCTACATTATTATGCAATCCATTAGTGTTCTCGTCTAAAGGATTGTAAATCATAGCGCCCGAGTAAGATAGGCTTCCTCCACACTTCTTGCATTCTCTCAATAGTTTTTCATTAGCGTTCTTGAATCCACAAGAAGAACATACTTTGTGTTTAGGTTTCTGTCCAGTGGGGGCTTTCCACCAAGCGTTACGCATGAAGTACATAGACCCCATGTTAGAGGCAAAGAAACAGGACTCAAAGGGAGCAATTAGCAAACGCTGTAGTGAAAGCATAGCCTCGGAAGTAAAGTTCTCTTCGTCTATTCTTTTTAGTATCTCTACATCTGTTACTGCGTATTGTAGATATGCTTCGGTATCTTCTAGCCAGCCTCTTCTGTAAAACTCGTTAGGGTCTTCAAACTTAGTTTCAGTATGTTTTCCTTCACCGAACAAAATCTTAGCCACATAATCTAGTGACAGACTAGGTAGAGTTCCTCTTTGTGAATCATTCCACTGTCGCTCAAAAGCCATGTCTAGGTTCAAGGTTATTCTTCCTCTAATGGGCTGTGCAGTAGGGCCGTAGCCATCTTTAATAGTGTACTTAACATCGCCATCTGTAACCTTTACTCCATCAATAATACCTAGTGGTGATATTTCTAGAGGGGATATGTCTAGAGCAGAACACCTAGAAAATAACTTAGGAAGGTCAGCCCAATTACCAAACCAAGAAATCAACATGTCGGGGTCTTTTACAGCCATTGTTGTCATAAAGGATTGAATCATATCTTTTTCATTATCAAATGTATATTTTCTTCCTATTTGTTTTCCATCTTTATCAATAGGGCTATCAATAAGATTAGAGCCTAATTCATTAGGAAACCAAACCCATTGATGATACTTCTTATCATAATTATCATACATTACAATAACAGTAATCTTATCATGGTGTTCTCCACCTTGTTGCCATTCCATATCCCAATACCACTTACGCATACTGCCTTCTTCTATCTTATCTAGTCGGTCTATGCAGTAGCGATTAGTGTACGGTACATCACCTTCGTAGGTTTCACTAAACGGTTCTCTAGCACTGTAAGAATCGGAAGGCAGTTCATAATAAACTTTCTTTAGACTCTCACCTTCAAGGTTAGTCCAATCTCCACTTTCGTATTCGTATTCCCTAGTAATGAACTTACTTACTCGGTACGATTCAGGTTCTCTTGCGTTCTCTTGAACGAAGAAATACGGCCTAAAAGGACGAGAAGAAGTGTGCTTAGTACCATTCTTATCTCTCCATGCCATAAACACATTTGCATCTTTACTTGAAATTATCATATTATCACTCAGCGTGAGGGGTTTTAATTAGCATCCTGTCAGTTGACATTAGCAGTATTGGAAATTCGTCTTTCATAAAGAAATCAACAGTTTCACAACCCGTAAAGAAACGGTGTAGCGGTCCACTGAAAGAAACAGTAGCGGAGTCTCCACTAACTAATGTAGGTATTACTTGTTCAAAGGATTTCATGCCTCTAATAGAAGAACTAATTTTAATATTATCGTGGTATGTTGATGAGGCATTAGCCATTCTCGATGTGTTTGATTCTAAGGTATAGACTCCACTGCGAATTAATTCGCAACATCCCATAACATCATCAAAAACAGAATGAAGTAATGTGAATCCGCTCTCGAAAGACTTTCCATTAAATTGTGGAAATTTAAATTCGCCAGTTTCCGTAGTATGTGGTCGTTGAATATCCATCAACATAACTCGGTGTATCACTGCTAAACTTGGGTGTTCTCTAACAGTGTTGATAGTGAAGGTCTTAGAATCGTTAGAATGTTCTTTAATCACAAGACCGCCTTCTGTGTTCTCTAACCTAACAAGCCCATTGATTTTCTTTAGTATTGGGGTAGTTTCCGATATACTCAAAGTAATATCTACTTGCGTAGACTTAGGATTTATCCACTCAATGTTTTCTACTTGTGACAGAGTAACTCTATGATTTACAATATAGGTAGCATCGGCATTCCAAATACTCAAACTACCATACAGGTCTTCCTCCTGTGTTCCAGTTACAGTTAGGAAAACATAGTCACTGATTGTAGAAGTTTTGATACCATCGGAAAAGGCATACTTACCGGAGCCTTTGGTTCTCTCTAGTGCGTCCTTAAGTTCTTTAGCGTCTAATAATACTCTCATCAAATTTCACCTTCTTTCAAAAACGACAGTCCCTTCCAGTCTACTCCACCTTCTCGGGTAACAGTTAAAACAGAAACTCTCTTACCCATAAGTTCGGGGAAGTACTTACTGCTCTTTACTACTGCTTCGTACTCTGCTCCTTTAGCAGTAGTTCGGTGGAAGGTCCGTACAACAGACCACAAATGAGAATCCCACTTATTCCAAATAGGCTGAGGTTCTTCATCTCTAAATGGTGGTTTAGTGTGAGTGATGTAGATTTGGTCACAGTCAATAGACTTGGCTTCCTTCAAGACTTGCCTAAAGGGATTGTTCCGTTGCCACCAGTCTTGTTGCTTCGCTGTCTTCATTGGTCGCATTCTTGCGTTCTCCATTCCAGTCATGTAAAGAGTACAGTAGTCTAACCAAGTGTCTACTCCATCCCACACAAAAAGAATTTCTTCTGTCTTTGCGGCTTCTCTAGCCAATGCAATAAATGACCTAATGTTTCCTTGTGTTTGGTAAGGTAGTAGTTCGCCATCTTCTCCATATTCTGCTGGATTGTAAATAGTAATTCTTTCAGTAGAATCGTGGTTTGCTTTCCATGTGGGTACTCCGCCATCATCTACATCTAAGTAGAAAGTTCGCTTATCAGTATCCATTGCTATTCCGCTTTTACCAGTCTTAGCATCGCCTTCTATTCCTAGTCGAATTCTCCTAGGGGTATCCTTAGCCATCTTAGTTTGTGCTAGAATCTTAGCCCTCATGCTATCAATGTCAATCTCCGTTTGTTCTTCTTTTCTTTTTTGCATTTTTATTCACCTTTTGATTTTGTCCATTCTTGGACTAGTTCTTCCACTTCTTCTTCTGTATCTAATTGTAGTCTTGTTTCTTTATCTCCGATGTGGAGTTTAACAAAATAACTACCATTCTCATAGTTTTCCTTCCATGTGATAAACTGAATATCAGTTAGGCACACAGTCCAAGTATTAGCCTTGGTAAGAAAACCTTCTTCAAAACTAATAGTATCACTCATTAGCATTCACCCAATTACTATAGTTTGCCATTAGTTTGATAAATTCTTCTTCGTTCATATTCTGTTGAATAAGGTTAGCATTAGAGTAAATTTTAACAGAGTAGAATGCTATCGTCACCTGTTGTATTTCTTCTTTGTATGCCTTTTTTTGCACCCAAGACATATGAGCAATATTTCTATACGAAATAATAGCCCTGTTTGTTTTAATCATCGTTTTAGTTATCGTTAGTTCATTCATAGTTTTCACCGTAGTAATGGGCTTCGCACCCACTTGAGCAACATTATATGGAAACTTGCTTGCACACGCACATTAGAGTTAATTAGCCGACTCAAAACCAGTCAAGGTTTTCGTCTTCTGCTTCCGAGATTTCAGCCACTTGGCCCTTTCTCTCGGAAACATAGAGGCCCGACAAGTTGATGGTGGCCGGTTCGTAACCATCATCTCCTTCTCGTTGTGAAGTTCTACCAACAACAACGACTTCGGAACCGATGCCAAAGTCAATCTCAACATGAGATGGAACCCAACAAGTAGTCATTCCGTCACTGTCGTAGTCAAAGTCAGCCTCTAGGTCGGTAATGTTTAGAATCCTATTACCATTAGAAGTAGGGGTCATGTTCATGTTACAAACAGTTCCCATAGTCACAATGAATCGTTCTGCCGAAGGTAAGTCTCGCTGTTCAAGATGAGTAGCATCTAGTAGAGATAGGCTGATTACCTTCTCATCTAAAACATTAGTTGTGATACTTAGCACATTAAGTTGGCTAGTATCTCGGTACTCATCTCCCTCAGTGTCCAAGTCAGCATTCATAGTAAGACCTTGTAGGGTCTTCTTGGTGTAGCCGTAAATGTATCCTTCACGGTTACTGTCCTTGATTACTGGCATGTGTAGCCACTCAAAACAGTTAGGAACAAAGTCAACACCGTTTTGGTTTTTGTATGAAAACAAGTATTGGGAGTATTCGGATTCCCCGTCAATCTTACCAATAAAGATACCACTTCGTCGCATTAGTTGCTTGGCCAATGGCTTACCGTAGTTCTTGTTCTCTCCACCGTTTGCGTAGTTCTTAGTACTGTCAAGAGGGATGATAATAGAACCATCTTCTAGGTACTCAGCACCATCGGAAAGAGTAGACATTACTCGGCTTTGTTCTTCTCCATCGAACATTCGGTTGACTGTGTACTTGTCACCATCTTGTTCAACAGTAGCCACGATACCAGTATTGTAGGCGTTGAAAGCATCTCGCTTCCATTCCTCTACTGCTCTGCGTCGGTTGTATGCCATCATGTCCCTAGGTTCTTCTAGAGCCACAAAGAATCCAAAGGCACTGCTACCAAAGGACTTAGCACCAGTGCTTCCGCTAGTGTCTTTCTTTTTCATTCTAATCTGCTGTGAAGCGTAACTTCGCCACAGACCTTTTGATAAAGCAGAATCGGTAGTAACACCGTTCACCTTACATATCTCTTCAAATTTCAATTGTGCATCTTCTTCCGAGATGCCCAACTTCTTAGCCGCATTTTTTATTTCGTCTTGCATTTTTTTTACCTCCTTATATGAGATTTCCCACCATCCATGAAACAAGTAATTTCGGGGTCATATTGTGGGAACGCCATTCTCCTTCACCAATTACTCGTAGGAATTTTAATTTTTGTGATTCGCCCATTTCCGAAGAAATGATGTAGTCATGTAATCCTACACAAATTTCCTTAGTGGAAACTCCGTCGTAGATGAGATTATGTAGACTAGTCAATACTTCATTTGGGTTTTTATTTACTATGTTCATTGTTATTTGTTCGTACTGTTTAAGTCCTTTTTCAACTTGAAGGTCCAATCTAACTCCGGATGCAATGCTTGCTTGGAGTTCGGTGATTGTCCGTCTTAAGTCACCATTGAAGGCATATATAAACGGCCTAATTTCAGCCGGAACCACATGCCCTTCTCTAGTCAAAATGTTGGTAATGGCGTCTTCAATAATATCAAAAGATAGATTTTTGAAATGATAGTTAGCACATCTAGATTGTAATGCATAGATAATCTTGTTCCTATTATTACAAGTGATTATGAATCTAATGTTAGAAGCATAGCGTTCCATTAATCTCTTTAGTGCGTTTTGTGCATCGTTAGTCATTCCATCCATTTCATCTAACAGTACTATTCGGAAGGGAGCATCTCCAATAGAAGAACTCTGAGCAATATCTTTAATCTTAGTTCTAACATTCTCTAGCCTTCTATCGTCCGATGCGTTAATTTCAAAGAAATTAGAGGAAGAGTCTACGCCTAGTAATGAGGTGGCAAAGGCAAGTGCCGCTCCTGTCTTTCCAGTTCCGGGTCCACCATGTAATAGTAGATTGGGGCATTCTTTATTCTGCACCCAATGAGTAGCATCTAAGACAAAGTGTTCTTGTCCAAGTACTTCCGAAAGTCTTTTTGGTCTATATTTTTCAGTCCATAACATTATTATTCCTCCTTTATTGTCCAAATTTGAACTCTCTTTACAGCGTCATATCCCGACTTACAGAAGGGCTTTCTACGCATTATGTTGATGAGAACCTGTATAGGTTGGTTAAACTGCTTATTACTTTTAGAACCAGTCTTACCACTACGATATGAACTAAGGTAGTCCCCTATTTCGTGTGTGTTTTTAGGCCCTTCTGCTTCTAGATATTCTATTATTTTTCTGTGTGTTAATATGTGCTTCATGGTTTATTCCCCCAATAGTGGGTTGTTTCTATTGTCATTACTATTCTTGCTTTTTTGTTTAGAAGATAGCCCAACTCTGACATAGTAATACCCCAACTTAACTTTTCGTTAAGGTGATTGTAGACTTCATCAGTAGACTTAGGCCCGGTTTCTAAGAATATGTTTAGTTTTCTTTCTGCTACTTTGTTCGTCATTCAAAATTCCCCCAAAGATATTTTCTTTAGTTTGGGTTTTTTCTTCTTTCGTTTAGTCTTCTCTCCAATTCCTAACAGTCTGTAGTCGCCATTGTTTAACTTAGACTTAGCATAGGTTTGGAAGTCTTCGTCTTTTAGTAACTGCTTTAGTATTCTTTCATCTCCGGACTTAAGTCCAAGTCTTCTACATATAGATGGCATCTTTGAATAGGCTCTACGCTTAGGCATTTTTGGTCTATTGAAGGTTTTACCACCATGAGCATAAGAAATCATTTCATGGAAATAAGAAAGAGGCCATCTTCTCTTGACTACACTATCAATGAAAACTAATCGGTTAGGGTGAATGTTTTCACTAAGCCAACTGATGAGTTGTGTGTCGGATGGTTTATTGTGCTTGATGAGTTGAACTATCTTTTCCCTATCACTTTCTCGTAGGTACTCCATCACTAGAGAGAAAACATCTCTTTCGATTAGGAAAGGTTCACTACTTCTAGGTGCTAGTTTTAGAATCTCTTCTCTTCCATGAGAAACTGAACCGGCTCTTTTTATCTTGACCATGTTTTTTATTTCACTAGGAATTCCCTTCTGCGTGTTGCTAGTAAGAACTATCTTACCTCTATATTTTCTCAACACATCGAGTATTTCTTTCGTCTTAGGTTTGTAATGAACATCTTCTATGATGATGCCCATGTCTACAGGAATAGAAAATACACTCTTAATCTCCATCTCATTGGCGTAGAGAACTAACGCTAATGGTAAAATATCCGTTGCCATTGTTGTCTTTCCAGTACCGGCCTTTCCAGTAATTATTATTGGTCTTTCTTGTTTATGTTTTATTAGTGACATGTAGTATTCCTCTCATTTGCATTATTGTTTCTATTCCTTCAAGGGTTAAATGTTCCTTGAAGTAAAGCATTTGTATTAGGTTGTAGTGTTGTAGTGTAGTGGTTTGGGTAGGGATTAAGTGTTGTGGAATCATATCAAACAGTTCGTAATTGTTTTTTATTCCTGTGATTGTAAGTATTGGTCTTGGTCTGTGTTTAGTTTCCTTTAATTTTATACTAGAAGATATTCCATATAATGATAATGTATCCTGTAACATAGAGAGTAAGGAGCGTTCCCCTCTAACTTTAGTTGCCACTTTAACAGAGTAGCCTACTAGAGAGTTATCGTTTCTATATATGTCAATGACAAAGTTTGCCCTGCCTAGTATTATTCCTAAAAGCATTCCTTTACTCAGCATGCAAAATCATCGCTCCTACATATTCTATTAAATGTCCTCGGTCTATCTCAAAGTTTCCTCTAATGAATTCTTCTAGTTCTAACTGGTCGCCAGCAATAGTAAAAACAATACTTGCTCTAAAGGGATATTTAGTATCCTCTTCTATATGAACACAACTAGGGGCGAAGATTCCCCTGTGAATTAACATCATTGTGTTGACATTTAACATTTGAATGTAGGCGAAATTACCTAAGTCTTCTGTTATTGTATAAATGAACTGAGTTACCATTCCACTATCTTTCAGTATTTCCTTAAACTCTAAATCCAAACTAGTTCCCTCCAATTAAAGAATCCACCATTTTTTTTGTGGAAATATCGGAAACATATTTGTCTCTTCTAATTGCTTTAATCTTAGCAAGTCTTAGTGTGTATTTATTATCCTTAAGCATTATCATTTCTGCTTCTACTTCTAATACTATTCTAGGGAGAAAGTAATATCTACCGTCCGAAAAACTATCAACAATAGTTCTTAGTTCTCTTTCTAGCATTCTTTGTTCTGTCCTAGGTAGTCCTGCTACTGTACCTAATGAAGTAAAGTTTGCTCCGGACTTAACTCCTATCTCTAAACTAGAAAGAGAATTAGATTTATCCGGCATAGAAGATAATATCACTACATCTAAATTTATTCTAGGCGGTTTGTGTTTAAGCCAATCATGAGTAGTGGTTCTAGGTTGGTATTGAGAGTCCAATCTTTTAATTACAATTCCTTCGTATCCATCAGTAATTGCTCTATTGTAGACGGCCAAAGGAGGTTCGTTTATTTTAGATATTATTACTCTGTCCGGTAAGTGTTCCACTGCCTTTATCCGTTGTAAATATGGGTGTTCAAGCATAGAGTCTTGGGACGCCCTTAAACAGTCAAACCAAACCCAACGGGGGGTAAGTAGGGCGGAGCGGCTTTTGTCGCCTTGTATCAAAGAGAGAGCGCCATATGCTGTATCGGGCTTACCATATCGGTCAACACAATACACTTCCCCATCTAGAATCAATTCATCATCGGGATATTCCCGAATAATTGAAACGATTTCTGGCAAAGTCGCAGTTATGTTTTTTCCATTTCTAGAAAATATAATTACGCTATTATTATTTTTATGTACTTGAACTCTAACACCATCGTATTTGTATTCACATACATGGTCACTATCTTCCCAAACTTTTTCATAGTTAGATTTTTTGTCTGCAATACTACAAATCATGGGCGGAACAAATATACCGGCGACTACATTATTAGAAGGCGAAACATTCCGTTCATAAGCAGAAATTAAAACGGACAGTGAGTTCATCTTACTATCTAGTTCTACTGTCTTTAGTTCTTTATCGAATACTTTACTCAACACTTTATTAGTTATCTTCTTCATAGGCAACATTAGTTTTACTTTGCCTGTGTAAAATCGAATAAACCATTTTCTTTCTAGCGAAGAAAGAGAACCTAAGACTTCCGAGAACAATTCATATGCTCCGTGTAAATTAGAATCCATTTCTATAATTCTAGTAATCTGTTCTATGGAGTAGTCTTGTGTTTTTTCCCTAGAGAAATCTAAAGCATACACTGAACTTGCTAGGTCTTCTCCATCTAACTCATCATCAAAGATAGAAAAGTGTCGGCAAACCCAACCTTTAGTTTTCTTTACTCCCATGTTATTGGGCAACAAATCATTATTCAATAGACGAAGCAAAGACAGTAAATCAGTTTTTTTAGCGGCTTGAATTATCAAATTGGTTTGATGTGTTGTTTTGTGTGACTTCTCCAGTACTTCGCACAGTCTTGATATTTGGCTCATCGTCATTATAATCAACTCTAACTTCTGTTACTCCGGCTGGAAAAAAACCTACATTTACTATTTCAATTAGTTCCTTTACAAGTACATGTGGGCCTTGTTTATTTCTCTGCATAAACGAAAGAAACTTTCCAACTTCAATCCACTCATTCCTCTTCATCCTTTTCACCAGCCATAATTTCATTATGTATTCTAGGTATGTTGGTAATTATGTCACCTAGAACTTCAACTAAATCAGTTCTTCCTTGCCTATCGCAAGCATACTGCATGAAGGTTAGAGTACCTATGGAAATAGGTAGGGCAACTTTGTTTATTTCCCCACCTAGTATTAGTGTCCAGTGGGCAATAAAAGCACCACGAATCAAATCATTAGTTATGGAAACACTACCCCATGAAGATGTGAAGTTATCTCTCTCATAAAATGGCAGTTTGTTTCCCTTCTCAACCTGTTTGCACCAAGCAACAAAATTTCTTTTCTTTACACGATTACTAAATGTTCTCATTTTCTTCACCTACTATATTTTCTAAAACATGTAAGAGAGACTTAGCCTCTTCCATGTTGAGTCGTATTCCCTTTCTTGTTGGGCGTTCACTTTTGTACCACCTAATGTCAACAACAGGTATGTTCCAATACTTGCCGGAAAAAACCCTAATGGTTTCTTCACTGCTTCTTGGTATTTCAGCAACGAATTTCAAATCACTCAAGTAGAAGTCCCTCCTTGAAAGTGGTTAGTGCCTTGCGACTAGTAAAGTAACTAGGGACTTGTAGAGAAGACAGACAGTTGGCAATCCAACATGCTCCCCCAATACTAGATATTTGAACAATTTCATATTGCTCACCATTAGATTCTATAATTTCCTTAGTGTGAATCTCTGGCACTAAACCGTACATTCTTGTTACCTCCGCAGAAACAGTGGGCAGATTATCTACAAGATACTTGATGATATGCGCTCTCTGTATTGGAATCTTAGGAGCGACATTAATTGAGAGAGTTCCTGTCATGTTACAAACCCTACACTTATTTCCTTCACATATGGGGCATTTTATTTCTGCCGCATAAGGAGCGGGTAGGGTCACAGTCACGGCTCTTTTCTTCATTCACCCATCGCCTCATAGTTTGTGGACATTAACAAACCAGCAGGTTCTCCTTTTATCTCCACTTCTCTAGTTTCTATCATAGAATTATTCTTTAGTTTTTCAACTACACTCATTACTCTAGGGTTTAGAACCCTGTAATAATTGATGTAAAGGGGTACTGGTGATAAAACCTCATTCTTGTCAATAACTGCACCAACAATCATTTTTTCTGCGTTCCCCATCCCTTGTAGTTTGGGGTTAATCCCTAAATGAACCTCATAGAGTTTAGTTGAGAAATTTTCATTCTCTTGCCAATTCCTATATTTAAGATGCATAATCAAATCATCCCCCATGTTTTCTCCATCATCGTCTTCAAACACTATTTTGTAGAAGAAGCCATCATGTACGGCACTGATGGGGTGATATAGCCCTGCTGAATTTTTCAAAATATCTCCCCATTCCATATTACTCCCCCAAAAGAACGGCTACATCTGTAGTTAAAAACATCATCGCAATAGAGAAGGCCGCAGAGATACTGCTCTTTGCTACTAGAGTTGGGTCAATTATACCATCACTCAACAAATCACTAATAGTGACTTCCTTAGCGTTAAATCCTTGCCACCCTTTATTATCTAAAGTCCAACGCTTGATTACAGCGTCATAGTCGTTTAGATAAAACTCACTGTTTCCCATGAGCGTATCTATTGGAGACAGAAGTATTGCCATGGACATTTCATAATCACTAGGTATTTCTAGTGGCCAATGTTTTTGGAATCTTAGAACAGTAAGGCCTCCACCTACAATATACCCACCGTCTAGAGCGGCCTTAGTTGCGTTGAGTGCATCATCTAATCTTTCCTTAGTATCTCTCATCTCAACAGAAGAACCTGCGCCAACTCTAATGACTGCTACTCCGCCACTAAGCCTAGAGATTCTATTGGAGATAGATTCTTTGGCGAATTCATTATTGCCTAATTCATATAGTTTTCTAAGCGAAGCGATTCTTTCACCTAACTTGCTTCCTCCTTTCCCATCAATAATAGTAGTCTTAATTTTATCAATCACTACTCTTCGACAAGAACCTAAGGACTCTTCATCAATGATTCGCAAATCATCATCTCCTTCTGTGGTGTAGGCTTTTCCTCCTACTACCGCCACCAAGTCTTGTAACTCATCTAATTGAGAGTCACCGTAGTTAGGGGTTTCAATAACTCCGACTTCGATTCTTCCTTGTGCTACATTCATAATGATATTCTGTAGTGCGATGTTCTGTAGTCCTCTACAAACAATAAGCAAAGGTCTTCCCATCTTAGCCGCAAATTCACATGCGGGTAAAATTTCGTGGAACTTTCTAATGACTTTGTTGCTCGACAATACTAGTGGGTTTTCTAAAACACATTCTCCACTGTCTTGATTAGCGAACAAGTGACTAATGTAACCACTATCTAATTCCATCCCTTCCTTGACTTCAAAGGTAGTATCTAGGTCGGGACTCTCTTCTACACTAATGACTCCATTTCTTCCCACTGCACTAAAGACTTCCGAGATAATCTTTCCTAGTGCCTCATCATTGTTTGCCGCAATAGTGGCAATCTTTTCAATGTCTTCATCCAGTACCTCTATGCTTTGCTCATCCAAATAACTCAAAAGAGAGTCCCTAACTTCTGTTAGGTGAAGTCGCCACTGATGTACCGTTCTTTCTTTTCTATGTTTATTGAGTTGGTTGCACAATGCCCTTGCTAAAATACAAGCAGTAGTTGTACCATCACCTGCTTTAGATTGGGCCTTAGATGCTAGGTCTTGTACTAACTGTACTCCTAACTGTGCAAAGGGGTCTTCGGACCTAACATACTTAGTGATAGTAACCCCGTCATTGATAACCACTGGAGGATTACCTTGAAGGATTACAGTTTTAGCCTGTGGCCCAAATGTAGGGGATACAGTGTCTGCAACTAAATTAATGCCTTCAAGTAGTTTTTCTCCTACTTCTTTACCATTTATAATCATTCCATCACCGCCATAATGTCACTCCATCGAACAATGATAAACTCATTGTGAGTAAAGTGAGAACCCTCAGCATTGTAGACTACCTTCTTACCATTAATGTCCCCGTCATATTGGCAGTCATGAACCAAAGCCATGTTGTCGTTTATTGAAACTATTCCGCTCTCGCTAGTTGTTTCATCTTTAATCAGTACTACCCAATCGCCTATTGCTTGCATATTTTTCTTATCTCCTAGAACTATTTAAAGGGTCGAAAATTAAGCACTAAGTCCTGCGTCAGTATCTAAGTGGACAGCCAATTCCCAAGCATGAAAAGAATTGTGTCCAGCAATAAATCCGCCAGCCTGTCTAATGGGTCCGATGTAACCGGCACCACATACACTACAGTATGCTTCCACTATTCTTTCGTCTGTGGTTACTCCATGTTCATTTTCATAAGTAACTATTTCTCCAATGTTTTCTCTTGTGTATGTCATACTATCCATCCCATTTTTATTTTCTTGTTTAGTGTGTGGCTTTCCGGCCACCATTCCGGTCTTCTTTCTTTCTTCCAAGTAGCAAAGTCCCACTTACCTTCTAGGTAATAGTGGCGGTAGGACCGAATAACAAAGTCCCAACTGTGTTTTTCTTTAGGCAGTCTGTAAATATCTGCCATAGCAATAGATACAGGAGTTAAATCCTCTTCATCATAAGAGAAAGTAAAAGCATCACCAATTCTCTTTTCTGTTCCGTGAATCTTACCATACCTAAATGTATATTCTTTACAAAGAGCAATAGCATGATTGTATAGCCACATGTAATTTGCTTTGTTTTGTCTAGCCCAAATAGTGCTAGGATGATTCAACATAGCAGGTTTCATTAGATAGTTGAAATGTGATTCTGTGTGGAACTGTTTTAGTTCTCTCAAAGAAGGCTCTCTACCGTGGCATTCCCAAAACAAAAAGTAAAGGCAATTTGTATGTAGCATTTGACAACTTTCAGTTGGCATTTTTACTACATGCTTATCTAGCATTTGTTGTGCTGATAGTACTGGGTCTTTGGTCAGTGCAAATATATTCATTCTTCATCCCTCCATTTTTCGCAAATATCCTGTAGCCTTTGTGCGTATATCTCACGAACTGCGTGGAATAGTTTTGGTCTATCATACATGGATGCTGATTCAATACGAGCGTCTTCAAGTCGAGTGACAATCATCCGTAGTCGCTTGACTTCTGCGAGTAGTTCTTCTATTACTTGTAGGTATTGGTTTTCCCATTTACCACCAAGAATATATTTTTCAATTGTGTCTGTGTCAATCATTCAATCATCCTCCTTGTTCACTATATCCATAACCTTCACGATGTATTCGTGTGCATCTTTAAGTTCAGCAATCACCGATGGGGGTGCTTCTGCTTTTTCGTGTTCAACTATTGAGTTCCATATCGTGAACTCAACGAACTTCAATGCCTTTTCAAAATCGTATTTGTCTGTGTCAATCATTCTTCTTCACCCCAAGTTCCCTGC